AGTAAGCTCTGCAGAATTAAAGGATGGCATGCTACATATTCACGTAGTTCGCACTGTTCCTGAAGAAAAAAAACCAAAGACAATCAAAATCAAGTAGTACAATATAAATGTCCCCACACAGGACCTTAGTGATGGATTAGTTACCCATTGGATAGAGACCGTGGCGCAAGTCAGGTGAATTGCCTGTGTGGGGCTTTAATATTTGTTGATATAATTAAAGCCTATGACTGACAAAGAGTTAGTGCATTATAATAAGCAGCAGTTTAAAAAAAGACTGTCAGAGATTAAAGAAGCGTCTGGCTGCACAGACTGTGGAGTTACCAATCCAATAGTATTAGACTTTGATCATCTCAAAGATAAAAAATATAATATCTCAAGAATGATTCATGATGGATTTTCTTGGGCAGCTATTAAAAAAGAAATTGCAAAGTGTGAGGTAGTATGTGCAAACTGTCATAGAATAAGAACTCATTATCGTTTGACACACAAAGCCTCCTAATGCTATAATAGATAGATACCTATAGGAGGGTAATATGTCAGTTAAAGGATCAGTAGAAGCAATCATTGAAATTGCTAAAAAAGAACTAGGAACTATTGAAGGACCAAAAGATAATGAAACAAAGTATGGTGCATGGATTAAGGTTAATTTTCAACCATGGTGTCAATCATTTGTTTCGTGGTGTGCATTTACAGCGGGAGTTAAATCATTCCCAAAGTCTGCTTCAACAGTAGCAGCATCAGATCAGTTCAAGAAAGAAGGACGTTGGTCAGATGCACGTAATGATGACCCAATGCCAGGAGACTGGATCTATTTTGATTTTCCAGAAGATGGAGTAAATCGTATTTCACATGTTGGTATTTGTATTAAAAATAATGGTGATGGAACTATTCAAGTTATTGAAGGAAACACTTCAGGAACTGCAAAGGGAGATCAGAGAAACGGCGGAATGTGCGTTGAGAAGACTCGTGGATACGTCAAGAACAATAAGAAGAAGTTAGTAAATGCTGTTGTTGGTTGGGGTCGTCCAGTATATACTGGTGAAGAGAATGCTCCACTGCTAAATAAGTTGGCAGCAACACCAGTTACGTCTACATCTCCAGATGCTGCTAAGAAAGATGCAAAGGCTGCTGCTAAGAAATCTTCTGGTGGCGGAGGAAAAGGTAAGGTAGCACTATAATGGATTCTAGAAGAAAGTCATTACTAAAAACCATAAGCTGGCCCTTTGTACATTTTACTTTTGTTGCTGGAATAATTTATTCTTTGCTTAAGCATTTTACTGGGGAAGCAGAATGGGAATATGTTGGTCTATACGGACTAATGTACCTTACATTAGAAATGACTTTCTTCTTTATTCATGAGCGAGTTTGGTCTAAATTTGGTAAAAAGGTAAAGTAATGAAAGTTCTAGGGGATAAAATTTTTATTATAGAAAATTTTATATCTGTTGATACTGCAAACTTTTTAGTAGATTCATTTACTGAGAATATACAGCCAACAGTTCACCCTGGAATATACAGCGGACCAGGCCAAGGAGACAATGAAGCCTATAAAATCAGTGGTCAACACAAGATCAAGCAATATGATTCAAAAAATAACATTGCTATTGATATAATGACAAGTCTTTGTCCAAGTATGGAAAAGGTTATGTCTAATGTATTCAATAAAAACCTACAATTAAAGTCTATTTCTTATGTTCATATGAAATCAGGTGGAAAAAATGATCTTCACTATGATAACTATAGTGAAGAATACAAGGATGATTACTCAGGTATTTTATATTTAACAGATAAATACTTAGGTGGCGCTTTAAATTTTCCTAACAATGACATAAAAATAGAGCCTAAAATAGGAGATTTTATATGTTTTGTTGGTGACAACGAACTAGAGCATGAGGTTCAAGAAGTAATTCAAGGAGATCGTGTTAATCTAGTATGTTTTTTTAATGAAAAAGGAAAAGATATATATGCCAATCTATGAATATAAATGTTTAAATGAATGTAATGGAATAGTAAACAAACAAAGATCTATAACTGAATCAGATCCAGGATATCTTTGTGAGACTTGCAATGTTCAACTAGAACGTGTATACTCTAATATAGGAGCAGTATTCAACGGTAGTGGATTTTATTCCACTGATAATAGAAAGTAGGAGTATACTATTAACACAATGATTACAGAACAAGAAGATAAAAAAGACTGGGTATTAAAGGCTACAGATCGTTGCGATTCTTGTGCAGCAGAAGCCCTTGTTCAGGTTACTGGAATTGAAGGTGTTTTAACATTTTGTGGGCATCACTATAATAAAATTATGAACAATCCAGATGGATACAAGAATATGATGTCTTTTGCAATAAGTATTATTGATGAAAGAGATAAGCTTATTCAGAACAAGTTAAAGGATGAAGATTATGTATGAGTACTATGTTCGTAAAGTAGAGAATGTCGTAGATGGAGATACCATTGATGTTCTTATTGATTTAGGGTTTGATATTTTATTTCAATCACGTGTTAGATTAGCTGGCATTGATACCCCTGAGTCTCGCACAAAGGATCTTAAAGAGAAGGCTTTGGGGCTTGAGTCTAAAGAATATCTAAAGAAGCATTTAAAGGATGCTAAGTCTGTTGTCATTAAGACTGAAAAAATGGATTCCTCTGAAAAGTATGGTCGCATTCTTGGCTGGGTATATATTAATGGTGACACAGAATCTCTTAATGATAAGATGATTAATGATGGATATGCTTGGGGATATATGGGTGATACTAAAGTTAAAGACTTTGATGCTCTTGAAAAAGCAAGAAAGAAGTCTGGTAAATGACACACGTACTTTACTTCACCGCTGACTGGTGTAATCCTTGTCAACGCACTAGACCAATTACAGATGAGCTTAAGCGTGAAGGAATAATTGATTTTTTATATGTAGAGTTATCAGAAGAGTTTGGCATTAAATCTATACCAACCTACATATTAATTGAAGATGGCATAGAGGTTAAAAGAATGAATGGTGCAAAAACTCGTCAAGAATTCTTGGACTTCATGGATGTTTGATGATGATGCCATAAGTCAGATAATAGATGACTTAATTCTTGAGGGTGGCTTAGAGGTTGCAGGTATTGATCCTGATAGTGGAGAAATGTTATATTCTTTTACTCCAAAGGTTAAAGAACTAATGCCTGAACTATATGAAGATCACTTAAATTTTGTTAATGCTGAACTTATGGTCCTGTGGGAAAAAGGGTATGTTAATATAGACTTCTTTAAAGAAGATCCATTAATCTCACTAACAAATAAGGCTCATGATCCAGACGAGGTAGCCAAGCTTTCAAAGCAGGAGAAATGGTCTCTTCAGGAGCTAAAAAGAGTTGTAAAGTCTCAAGAATTCTGATATAATCATTGTATGCCATATCGTGTAGGTGCTAAAGGAAGTTACGGTTGCTCAGGATACCCTGCGTTAAAAGAGGGTACCAATGAAGTAATGGGCTGTCATACCTCTAGATCAGAAGCAGCAGCACAAATATATGCAATTAATCGTAGCGAAGGAAACATAGGTAAGAGTATGCCAAATCTAAAAGAAGGCGATTACGCCATGACAGCACACGGATCTGATGAAGAGGTCCACATTGGTCAAGTAATTCATGTTATGCGTGAAGGCATGCTTGGTGTTCCTGGAGGAGAGTACTCATTAGAAGCATCCGCAGAAAACCCAGCGGTACTAATTCAGTTATTTGAACAAGATGAAAATGGTTTATGGGAAGCAACCAACCTATATACAGGATGCATGATGTCGCTCATGGTTGCAATTGATCCACTACCACAAGAACCAACTGAAGAAGAAGTTGCAATGGGTATGTACGATGCATCAATTGGAAAATCAGAATGTTGCCCAGAAGATATTTCTAAGCAAGCACCTTGTTGGGATGGTTATGTACAACGTGGAATGAAGCCAGGAAAAGATGGCAAGAAAGTTCCTAACTGTGTACCTGCTGCAAAGGCAGATGATTTATTTGAAGATGATGACACAGTTGAATATGAGACTGATACAGTTTCTAAGGCTGAAGGCTACTCGCCACCAGCAGGAGCAAGATCTGCTGCTCGCAGAGCAATTAAGTTTAAAGAAGATGGTAAGGCAACTGGTGCAGGAACTGCAGTTGGTTGGACTCGTGCAGGCCAGTTAGCAAGAGGAGAAACTATTTCTCTCAGCACTGTTAAGAGAATGTACTCATACTTCTCACGCCATGAGGTAGACAAAAAGGGCAAGGACTGGGGTAACTCAGCAAATCCTTCTAATGGATATATCATGTGGTTAGCATGGGGTGGAGATGCAGGATTCTCTTGGTCAAGAGGAATTGTTAATCGTGAAAAAGATAAGGCTTTGTTTGCTGACTTTGGTAAAGACTACACAACATCTCAGTCATTGACGCATATATTTAAGCCAAAAGAAAATGGTAATCAATAATGCCAAAAAAGAAGGCTGGATCATTTAATGCAACACAAATTAAAGATGGAAAGGTTGTTCGTTTAAATAAAAACGGTACAATTAAATCTATTATTAGTGACTATATTGTAAAACATCCTAAGAAAGATTAATCTATTTAACGGGGAGAGCATGACATATATATTAGCCATTGGCTTGACATTGCTGTCTATATCCTCTATAATTATAATAGCAGTAAAAAGAAGTAAAAAGTATTTTACTAAAGTTGTATATACACAAAGTGATATACATCAAATAGTAAAAAACTTTATTCCAAAAGATCTTTTTGAAATGCCAAAACCGCTTTCTCAAGCAAGAAAGCATATACGTAATAATACAGTAAAGGTTTTGATAATAGAAGATCAAGCATATTGGGTACATAACAATATGTTTTATGTGGCTGATACAGTTGAAGGACTAGTAAGTCCAGAAACAGTCAGGCCAGTTGATACAAACAATATGTCAAAGCGAGATATTGATAAGATGCTATTC